TAGGCATCTTAAGTAATACTGGTTAAAATAAGTGTGGAGGTAGGGAATTCATAACCCTCCTTTAAAGAAATTAAATTAAAAATTTAGCGGGCACGTCGCATTCTGTAGGCAGTAGCGCGCGGAGCGGGAACAGGGCGACCTGTGACTGCAGATTTAACAGCACGGGCACGCATGTTGACAACAGCGCGGCTGCGCGGCGTATCACGGGCAAGACGAGCAGTAGGCGCGACAGCACGGAGAGGCGCAGGGGGCGCGGCTTGCGCACGGCGTTGCTCACGTGGCGTAAGAGTAGCCGACTCAACGCGCATCTTGCGCATTTGTCCAGTGACAGAAGCTACGGGATCACGCTTTTTCTCACCAAAGAGGCTGACGATGGTGTTGACAATACTAGGCGCAGCCTGAAGTAAGAGTTTACCGACGGTGCCCCAAAAGTTGGCAGAGGCTGGTAAAGAATCGGCAATAGCGTGGTTAGCCATAGTGGCCATGCGAATCGCGCTCAAGTCATAGACGGCTGAATTCCGGATGAACGGGGAAAGCATGCTGTCAGGCAGAGGCTGGAACTCGAAACCAGTGATGGTCTTAACGGATATGTACGGCGGAGTAACAGCTGTCCCACTCGGTTGCACGCTCAAACCCTCGTAAAGAGTCCAACCCCACATGAAGTCGAACCAGGGCAGATCAGCGAGTATCTTAGTAGCATTGCCGGGTTGGTTGGCGATAGAAATAGCATTGAGCGTGCCAGCACCTGTAGACGGACTGTATATGAAGCAAGGCATGCCGATGGGCGCGTAAACACCTCCATTCTTGAGACCATTCTGGGCAAAATCTTTGTACATGATATCAGGTTGAGAGAAACGTTGCACGACAAATGAGCCCTCTTTAGCAGAAGCAGCGACAGCATTAGGAGACATCATGAGGATCTGGGAGGGGTCGGTAGGAACCTGGCCGACCTGAAGAACCTGGACCATATTGTCAACAGCGAACGTCAGTCTCTTGCGATAGCCAGCAATAATGGCTTCAGCACCGCGCGGCGCCGGGTCATCGTCATCCAAAACCTCAAAATCGTCATCCTCGTTCTTAGAATCGTAGAAGGAAGCCAGCGCGCGGTAAACGTGAACCCTATTTCTAAAGCTCAACTTGTCAGCGCAATTGAGTGTATCGGTGACACTCCACTGGGCGATGTTCGGGCGGAATTGAGCGGTGGTCACATTACCCTGATTGTTGAATCCAGTAGCATTGAGCCAAGACGTGGTGGACTTGTAAGAGATCCGGCCAGAAGCATTCTGCGCCACCATGTCGGCGACGTTGATATTGCGATTGAGCAAAATGTCAGTAGGGATCTGGTTGATAACACCGTCAGTTGTAACTCGAAAGGGGATAACAGGGGCGATGGCTGAAGAAGTATGGAGAAGCAGAACCTTGTTGTAATATAAAGTTATCGGGTCCGCGCCGGCAGAAGTCGTGAAGGTCTGGATATCGTTCAAACCCTTGTACTCAGCGTCCGTGGACGGTGAATTGTTGGTATCGGGATAGCCGGCGTAATCATCCGGAGTGGCACAAGGCGGATGAAGATACTTTCGTACCCAGGCGGCACCACTGGGGGTGTCGACGTGAACAGGAGTTCGTTGTATTGTGGTAACCTGTCTATCATTGACCACCTCCGGGTTAATCGAAGCGTCGTTGCGTCCATTCATAGCGAAATAAAGCTCTGTATAAATACGAAACGTAAAGAAATAAAACAATTAGATAAATAAAAGCAACAAATAATATGTTAAATATGTCGTTGTCCAGTTTAATAATTATATGAACAAATGCTCTATGTAGAAAGCAGCATTATGAATACCCAAAAATTAAATATTTAAATATTAATAATAATAAATATTTTTGCCGATTTTAGTTTGAATTCATATTTAGACAGTTGGCGTAGATCAAGTGTACCTGTCTCTCGGAATATAACAATATACACAATTAGATAAATAAGTGAATAAATATATATAAATATGTAAATAGTTTATTGATTTGTGTTTAAATTGGGTAGAAGAACCTCATGAAGTTGTGAAAAGTTCATAGTGCGCGATCCTGCAATGAACGCGTAAAGGTTTTCGACTTCGCCAGGTGTGAAGTGAATGTCGATACTCTTGTAATACTCGACAGTCATAGCACATCCGACGTTCACCTGGTAATTGTTCTTGACTGCAGTGAGACGCTCTTGTAAAGATTTTTGACTTTCCAAGAAGTGTTCTTCATCTCTGTAGTTTTTGTCAAGAAATTTAGCGGCATAGCGGACAACATCGGGGAAAATGCCGACAGGTGTAAGAAACCAACCTGCGAACTCTCCAACCGGTGATATGTGGAGCTTAAGGCCATGCCCGGTGATGCTGATTATCTCTTTACCGCGAGTAGAAAGCTGACATCCTCGACACATAACAGCAGAGTCATCACCTTTAAAAAGAGCGAGTTTGAAGCTCTTATAAGTGAAAATGGCAAAGCACAATGCGAGGTTGCCAATGGTGTTCTCGGCAATAGTGAACGGGTTGCCAGAAAATTGTTTCTCGTAACCACGCAGTTTTGTGGTGCCGAACTTATTGTGATACATCATCGTCCACTTCGCACGGAAAAGCGAGAACCACTCGACAAGAGCAGGGCTGCATCCCATGCAACCGAGTATCCACGCAGTGAGGTCAGCAAAAGGCGTCCTAAACGAAGCATCCCACTCGCTGAAGTCGTTGCAAGCCCACGTAGGATTTTGTTCACCGATGGTTTGCATGGTGGCAACATATTCGTCATTAATAGTGGCCTCAGAGTCATGTGTAGCTATGATGATGTTGCGGTTGTTGCGGCGTGCGATGTCACGTATTTTATCAAGCATCAGACGCGCCCAGCAGCCGAAAATAACATTCATCGGTTTGCTGGTAGCGGCGACTCCCTGACCGACCTTGTCGCTGATATCAAACGCGACTTTTGGGTCGAACTTAGATTGTCGCTTATTGAAGAATGTCAAATGCTCTTCAACCTGCTCCCATTGGACGTCGAACTCGTGCGCGGTGGCAGGATTAGCAGTCATTTTCTTCTGGAGTTTAGCGAAGTAGTCAAGGCAGGCATCTCGCAGCTCTCGGGGCGTGCAACGCATGTCGCGCTCAAACGCCTTGAGGCTGTCGGATCGATTGTACAAGGCTTTGAGCAAACCATTTTGCAGCTCGCCCAAGGTGGCCTTACGAACTTGTTTGGTCATTTTGACTTTGTATTTCTTCGAGTATCTCTTGATGAGTGTTGCAACAGTCTGCTCTGTGCTAGAACTAACCTGGTTTTTGACGAATTTGGAATACGAAACTTTGTAGGCTTTGGTAGTTGAATCAGGATTTGCCAAAGTATCTAAATTCGTTTTAAGAGAACCGGATTGAACACCGGGTAGAACGGGATTAGTGGTGAGCAGAAATTCATTGTTAGGATCATTAACAGGCTTGATGTGCTCCTGCAGAATAACCTCGGCCATGAGCGGCGTCGCAGTAATAGCAGCAACTTCATCAGGAACAATGTGTGAAAATGCAGGCTCTTTAGGAACTCTGGAGTCATTCTGGATGTAGGCGCCAGATATAGATTCGAAGCTCTTAATGGGACTGCCATGAATAGCATAGTACGTGGCAAAAGGGTCAGTCACACCAGCGAAAACAAGTTGATCGGTAGCACGAGACACAGCAGTGTAAATCCATTCTGTGCGATTCAAAAGCTGACTCGCAACACTGGCTGCGTCGATATAAAACACAACGGTATGGTCGCGAGAACCCGTGTAAGTAGTTATTGTAGAGGCATTAATACCCATGTCTATAAGGTTCTTGACTGTGGCGTCGTTGAATGCAATGACAGGGATCTTAGAGCCGATAAATTTATCAATGGCATCACGGAAAAAGCAAACACCTTGATTTACGAGCGAACGGGAACGGATGTTGTAGCCGTGTTTCCAGTTCAACATTTTCGCAATATCTTGGGGGATCTTGTAGGCGTCTAATATATTATTCGTTATGCCATAATGAGCGACTGTTTTTCGCGGTTGTTGTCCTTTACGACTCTTGTCACCATACTCTATATAAGGGGTCTGGTTGACATCACCCAAAATGACAATCTTTGCCAAAGGAAACTTAGCATGTACCAAAGAGATATAGTCGACAGGGAATTGTGAAATTTCATCAATGACGACAATCTCCGGATTTTTATCACGGAAAGCAGTGAAGAAGGCATGAGGCGTGTATGAAGGAACACCGGACGCCTGGTGCTTATCACGCAAGACGCGGGAAGGTGCAATAAAACAGCACGCTGCCCGTACGCAGCAATAGCGCGAGTGGTCTTAGATGCACTCGCAACGCCGGTGATTGCCTCAACAGTGAAATTCTCAAAAGGAGGGGCAGCAGCGAAGAGCGGTTTATGAATAGCCATTTCGCCAGAAAAATAAATTTTGGTGAATTGCTCCAAAGTGCGCTGCGTAGGGAGTACATGAGTAGTAATATCGCGGTTATACTTATCATAAATATCGAAGAAACGGAGTTGTCTGTCTGTGCGTTTGATAGGGTTAAAACCACGCAAAACGAAATATCGCTCGGTTCCATGATCCGTGTAGCTTTTCACATCATAAGTGTCAAAATAATCAGCATAAAGGTCAAAGACGTCGTGGCCATTGCCGAAGGACTTAGTGACGAGGCAACCCCCATTCTTGAGGCTGCTGATAGTATGTGTATTCAAGTCGCGAATGATATTTTCACTGCCAATAGCAGCAGCAGCATCATTAAAAATATAGTCAAATTTACGGTCACCGATAATAGTGCCGAGTTGCTGGGGCGTAACATAGGGCGTGACGACAAGGCCAGACTCGGGCAGCATCTTTAAGCCAGGTTTGTACCAGTAGCTATTAAGGTGGACATCGTCTTTCTTGGATAGCTGCATAGAAAAATCGCCAGGGGCGGTGCTTAGGTCCGCAACAGTTCCTTTAAAACCGACATCTTCGATCAATTGCTTAAATTTATGGGATCTTTTGTAGCCACCGCGAGGATAGGCAGAATAATGACCAGCAGCGCCATCAGGACCCATGTGGTATATGCGCAAGAACGGATCACCCTCTTCACCACCAACGACACGAATAGTGACGGATTTCAATCTGTCCTCTTCTTGTACAGTGATCAGGACATTAACGCGCGTGGCCAAGCACAGGTGTGGTATAGCATCAGCACTCATTTGGAGGTCAGCGTTGGCGTGGAAAATGTAGCACGCAAGGTCCACTGGATCAACCAAGGCTGCGCCAGGACTCTTCAAAGCTTGACGCACGAGTAATTCGAAAAAGTGCCTGGGAGCCGGGGAAACATTATCTCCAGCGTACACGGTGGCAAACGCCTGAACTGCACAATGGCCAGATATAAAGGCGTTTGGCAAATTCTCGTAGTGGCCGCAAATGATCTCATTAGTGCGGCGATGGAACAAATCTTGATCAACGCCGCGGCATCCACAAGGGTGCGCAATGGGCTGATTTATAGCGTACGGGACGCCGTCCTGGAGTGGCATAATTGGCCGGTCGACGGTGAGGGGTTTGCGACAAAACACGAGCTCAACAGGAACATAAGTAAAGGCTTGCTCAAATTGGCCATACACCCAGTCCCAGTCGAGACGGTCTAAACCGCATCCGATCATGTAAGGTAAAAAGACACGTTTAACACCCAAAGATTTAACACAAACAGCCATATAGTCGATAGCAGCGCGGAAAGTGGCGCATGTAGGTTTGTTGTGATATTTAGCTTTTGTCACAAGGTAAAAGATGTATCTCTCACCGCGCTTTAAATACGTACAGGTGCCGGTACTGCAACCGCTATTGCGCAGTTCAGTTAAGCCGCCGAACTTGGTCTTAAAGTCGACAGCTATGCCGGCGGACATCTGAAAATCGGAGGAGACGCAATGAGCTAAAGATTCATCATCGCTGCCATCAAACAAATCGCGATCTATCACACCGAGATGGCACATTTTGCCGGGATTTGGGTCATCCTCTATAAATAGGCAAGGTATGCCGTAAGATGACAACGAAGTGCTTTCGGAAGTGCACATGACGGAAGATTCGAGATCAGCCACATCCCCATCAGTGTCATCGGTCGTAATCTGCTCGAAATCGGAATCAGACACGACACAAATTGAATCGGTTGGTATCTTAAGTGTACTACCCTCTTCATCGATAATATCGATGGAAACACGGTCTTGGTCATCGTCCGTACGCACCGCAGCAGAAGAGTCACTAAAATCCATTGGGCGGATAATAGGACCAGCATCCGTAACGTAAGGGCGCGCAGGAATGCCGACAGCTCGCAAGACGTCGTCAAAAATGGTGACGTGCTTGTATATTTTAACAGATGCAACGTCAACGACAGGTTTTATGACAAAAGTGGCGAGATGGTCACCGACTTTGCACTTGCCTGGTTGATTGGTGATACCATGTCTATCAAGCCATTTGCGGAACTTGTTGAGCCAAGGTTCACGACTATAATTATTCTTTAAATACTCGAAAGCAGCAGATATGCATTTAGTCCTGTCAGTGCGTTGTATAGCGCCCAGAATAAACAGTGAAACGACAATGTCGCTATATTCTTCGGGGCGACAATTCCAAGCATTCTGATAAACAGTATTGCCAATGGTGATCTCGCGCCTTTGACCGGAAGCATAGCTAGCGAGTTCAGAAAATTTATATGAGCCATCTTGGGTGCGCTGGGCGTAGGAAAGCAGAGCAATACAAACGCTGTCGGGAACGACGTAATGTTGAAGCGCGTCTTGGGCTAAGTATTTCTTACTTTCGTACCAGTCTGGTATGGACGGGACGAGAGAGCGGTTTGGGAACCACTGTGCAAACGGCAGAGTGATGCCGAAATCTGGGACGGACTTGGTGATAAGGTTAGCAACTAAAACCGTGAGAGGCCCGTACATCCTGGTGCGCTCAAGAGTAATAAAATGGGCACCGCAATCTATGGCGGATACCGTCATCCAGTCACGCCAGGTGCGGACATCATGGAAGTAAGGAGCGGTAGCATCGCCCATGGTGAAGCTTATAGTCTGACCGGCATGCCTGTTTACCTTAAAACAGGGAAAAGCACCAGCGTACATAGGGTCAATAACTTCAGGTGCGGAAAAATAGTAAACAACACACTGAGTCAGACCATGACGCAGAAAACCAGCTGCGAATGCATCCATGCTTATATCGTAGCACGAATGAACGCTAACTGCAACGTCCGCCTTGTAGTCACAACACTCGAAACCAGAACTGCAAACGCCGCAAGGCTCGCCATGCATGGAAGAGCGAACAGCAGCGGTAGATGCTTTAGTGTTGGAGACAACCCGATTGTTGTCGCGGGCGGATTTATTCTTGCCGAATATTGTACAATTGTGAGAGGCTTTGAGTTTGGAGTCGGCAGAATCTCCGATGCTCAATGTGACTTTCTTATGCGTCACAGAATTCGCGAGGTATTTGGCAGCCTCAGCGTTGGCATATTCATTCAGGATAGCAAGCACGGGATGGGACGTCTCTTTGTAAGCGTCGGGTGACATCAACACGAGCCGGCGTGTGAAAAATCCTTGTAATGTTTCAGCCTCTTCAGGGGTGATCAGATACTTATGCGTAAACGCTTGAGTTAATCTGACACCCAACATTGTTTTGATAAGTTCCGTGTGCTGCGCTTCAATCAACGCACGAGAACCATCTAATTGTTGTGATTTCACAGAGTAAGGAGAATCCATCGCTACAGTGATAATCTTG